AATGACAATCCGCAAAAACATAATCCAGCCTCCCGAAGTATGGGCGGCTTGGTCCAAGATCGCCGAATCGAAAGGCTGGACGATGGCTCACCTGATTTTTGAGGCAGTAAACAAGCAATACGGGCTCCACCAAGAGCGACCGGGGCGAGGGCGGCCAAAGTCCAAGCCGGTGGCTCCGAAGCGTAGGAGGGGCAGCAAATGACAACGGATCCGCTACCCAGTGACGATAACCTCGACGACGACGACGATTTTGGCGGCCAGGAGCCTGCTTGCATGAACTGCGGGGGCGATGGTTTTGTCGACTCAGTGGCTGCGGGGTCTGGTCGATGGGGCTGGGATGATGACGGTCCTGGGACGTGTTGGAACTGCAACGGAAGTGGTCTCAGGAAAGATCAACAGTTGTTCTAGGGCTTATCGACGAAAATTCCGTCCGGTGATTGTCAAGCCCCTTGACGGTGGATAAGATGCTCATAAAGGAGATCAGCATGAACATTGGCGAACTTGTCAAATCAAAGCGATTTTGGGCGGCAGCGGCTACGATTGCCGTCGTTGTCCTCAAGGATCGCGTACCACTCAGCGAAGATCAGATCCAGCAATTGGTTTGGGTTATCGGGGCATGGATCGTAGGCGATTCAGTCCGACCCTTGCCCAAGCCCGATGAGGTGGCATCGTGATTGCATTCCCAAGGCTCCAAGAGCTAGCCAAAAAGCACGAGTTTGATTTTGCCGACGCTTTTGAAGAGGCTGGCGGCAAGACTCGGACGGCTCGAAGGATCCTTCGGTCCAAGCTGATTTCGTTTTACGGCCTTGACCCCGCGACAATCGCGATGATTTTCGCGTTGATTCAACTGGCGTTCAAAGTCTGGAAGTGGGCCAAAGACAACGGCTATCTTTCGTCCTACGATCCGTCCGATGCTCCGATGGGTTACATCCTCCAGACGGCGTGGGATGCTGGCGAATTCGATGACGGTGACGACGAAAGCGACGACGAATAACCCCTAGCCAACCCGAACTTTACCGTTGCAAATAGGGGCTCGGTGAGTTGGCAGGGGGCAAAATGGAGTGACAATGGCGAAGAAAGAAAACAACTGGATTCCTTGGCTAATCGTTGGAGGGCTTGCCTTCTACGTTTTCAGCCAACAGCCAAAGGGAGGGGGTGATCCATCTAAGCCGGCGGGGGTGACGGCGGTTGTCCGGTCGACAATCCCATCGATCAGAGCGGCGTACAAGCAGGCCTTTCTTGATGCGGCGGCGAAGATCGAAGCGGGTGAAATCAAAGACCAAGAGCAATGGACCAAGTTCATCTCGGACAATGCGGGCGGCAAGAATCGCGAGGCTCTTGACCGAGTGTACACGGCGATCGATGAGTTAAAATTGCCGGTGACGTTTGCGGGGCGTGAAGCGGAAATAGCACGAATCAACACGGAAATAGCGAGTGCGTGGTAAATGAGCGACGTAAAAGCCCCGGTCACAAAACCAGCACAGGCAGAAAGCATTGTTGGCGTCGAAGATAATCTCACGCCAATCCTGCTTTTTCTTGCGGCAATTACAGTTTTCACGTTTGGCTACGTTTGCTACTACGCTGAAAAGACCAACGAGCGATTGTTGCGACTCGAAAAGATTATCGGCATGGATGAAATCGGGAGGCGAAAGTAATGACTGAAATCGGATTAATCACTTGGTACATCGTTCAGTTGGTCCTATGGGCAGGGCCTTTCGGCGTGGGGGCGTTTCTGGCTCTGCTGACAGGGGCGGCGTTCTTCGCGGGTTGCTCAATGCGACCCAAGCGAGCCGATAAGCCGATGGGGGCCGCGAAGCTCGACCACATCAAATACGACATCCTCCCCGATGGCACGCTAGGCCCTGGGGATCCAAGAGGGCTGGAGGGGCCAGAATGAAGCGGGCAAGGCGGTACGCGGCTAGGACGGTTTTTGTTGCGGTTTGGTTTGCGTTCCTGCCGGTTGCGTTTGCGCATGCGTTGCTAGAGGCGATTATGCTCGGAGTCTACTCAGTACTTGACGGCTTGGAGGGAATTATTCATGGATGATTTTTTCTCCGGCTACGACCCCAAAATCGAAAACCGCGACGAGATCCGAGCGACTTCGATCGACCTTGGGTTTCGCGTCGGCGATTTCAATGCACCGGAAGAGATCGACCCTCGGCCATTGATGCGGCACGACAAGCAACTCAACATGTCAAGCTGCCAAGGTTTCAGCCTTGCCAATGCTTGCGAGTACGTTTGGGCATTGGCTCAAGGTGGCTTTTCTGCCGAGCGTCAATTGTCTTCGCTCTACGCTTATCTTGAGTCTCAGCGGCTCGATGGCGGCAGGCTTTTTGGGGTCGATAAAGGCTCGACGATCAACAGCGGCTTGAAGGTGGCAACCACGATCGGCATGCTACCCGAAGCGGATTTGCCCTATCGGACACCATACCCAAACAACGCTCGAACGATCGTTACCGATGCGATGAGGGCCAAAGCGGGCCAGTTCAAAATCCGTTCGCACACTTGGCTAGAATCCTATGACGCGATCTTTCAGTACCTAGCCTCGGGCGTCGGCGCCGTGCATACCGGGACGCTTTGGAACGATAGTTTCTACAGTCGCAACGGCGTACTCGAATCAATCAGCCTACGCGGCGGCGGTGGGCATGCTACGGCTTGGCTCGGCTACTCCAAACGCAAAGACTCCAAGAACCGGAACTACCTTTGGAGGCTCAACAGCCACAACGATTCATGGACCGAGATTGCCCCTTCGGTAATCGACGCTCTTTGTCGGCACGAATACACATCGATCGTCGGCGTATCGGATTTGTCGACGCCAGTTCCAAAGCCCGAGCGGGTTTTGTGGATGGTTCGGAGGCCATTAGGATGACAGAAAAAGGGAGCCCGGTAATCATGGTCGCTTTATTGTTTGGGTTGTTTTGGCTATGCAGCGAACCGGCTAAGGATCCGACGCAATGCGACTTGCCCGATTCGTCGGCGTTGATCGAGGAAGTCGCAACTGTCAAGGATTCCTTTGCGGTTCAGCCGGACCATATTGCCGACGCCAGCAAAAAGGTCGACCCCATGCCAAGCCCCTCGGACAAACCACACGAAAAGACCAAGCGCGAAGTGCTGATTTTCGTCTCGAAGAATTGCCCCCCTTGCGAGAAGTGGAAGCGATGCGAAATGAATCGATTTCTCGATGCAGGCTGGGCGGTCGGCATCGTCGAGGTTCATTCCTACGGGCTCACGCCGACGTTTGAAATTGAATCGGGCGAAAAGAAAGCGACGATCAAAGGCTACACTACACTTGAGCAGGCAGCGGAGGCGGTGCGATGAATCTATTGGCTCAACTGTCTCAGGAAGCTCAGCTAAGCGTCACTGCGGCGGCTATGACGACGATGGGTGGTGCTGTTGCTACGATGTTTTTGTACTACATAAAGGCAAACGCAAAGACCCAAGAAAACCTCGAAAAGCTTGCGATTGAAACCAAGGCAGACTTAAAAGAGTGCCGAGAGGACCGAGACGTATTGCACAGCAAGTTCCATGAGTTGGCGATGCAAGTTGCTCAGGTAAAAAGGAATCAATAAATGAGCCAAGCACTAATCGACGAGCTTTCAAAAGCCGAATACGCTTCGATGAGCGACCAAGCGGCAGCGGATGCGATCAACGCCAAGACGGTGACGATTCGCGTCTTGGTTGACCTCTGGCAGATCGAAGAATACGCTCGGCGGCACGGCATTCGAGCGTTACTAAAAAAGGCTGAGGGCAACACCGCAAACCCTTGCCAAGACATCGCAATTGATATCCTAGCCTACATTACATCGCCTCGCGGAAAGATGATCGACCTTGACTTGGCCGAGACTCAAGGCATGTTTGGTGCAATGGTTTCTTGCGGTTTTGCGACGGCTACGCACATTTCGGAACTCATGGCTCTAGCAGATCAGACCGTGCGTTGGGTCGATCACGTTTCGGTGGGAAATCAGTCAGCTCATTCGGTGCGAGTTATTCGCGACATAATGAACGGCGCGACAGCTAAGCGGGCTGCATGGACCCAGGAAAATGTTGATCGGTACAATGCGACTCAAGCGGCAATCGACGCTTGGAAACACGGCGATTCGGAATTGGTGATATAGTGGCAATCGTCGACGTCAACCCAATTGCAATCGGGAAAGTTCCGCTGGTTTCGGTCGGTGGAATTGCGTCCACGACCGGCCTTGTTGCTGCGGGCAAAGTTGGGTTTATTTTTCGCGCACCCAA